CGTGGTGGCCGACGACGGCCAGGTCCTGGTCAATCTCGGGCTGGTCCACCGCGACAACGAGTGGCAGCCCTATTGGCAGGACTGGCTCAACTGGATGCGCGGGCAAGGCTGGCGCCGCTTCGGTTTCTACATCTGGGACCAGGGGCCCGGCCTGCCGGGCGACTGGAACGGCCGGCTCGCACCTGCCTTCGAGTTTCTATTCCACTTCAATCGCGCATCGCGGAAGCCGAACAAGATCGTGCCGTGCAAGTGGGCCGGGCACATCAACGATTCTCACGGCGGCATGCGCGACAAGGACGGTTCGGTCGGCGAATGGACCCACGCCGGCCAAGGCGTCCAGGAGACCCGGATCCCGGACAACGTCATCCGCATCACCCGCCACAAGGCGCGCGGCATCGAGACCGAGCATCCGGCGGTCTTCCCGGTGGCGCTGCCCGAGTTCATCATGAACGCCTACTCCGAGCCGAACGACATCGTCTTCGAGCCCTTCGCCGGTTCGGGGACGACGCTGATCGCCGGCGAGCGCGCCGGGCGCCGCGTCCGCGCCATCGAGCTGGCGCCGGCCTATGTCGATGTCGCGATCCTGCGCTGGCGCCTGCTCCATCCGGCCTCGCCCGTGACCCTCGCTACCGACGGACGGCCTTTTGAGGAGATCGCCGCGGAGCGCGGTGTGGACATCGGTAATGCCGCCTGAACTTGGGCAGATCGAACATTGGCCGGTCGAGCGACTCCTTCCCTATGCGGCCAACGCCCGGACGCATCCGGACGATCAGATCGCCCAGATCGCCGGTTCGATCGCCGAGTTCGGTTTCAACGTTCCGTGCCTGGTCGACGAGCGCGGTGTGCTCATCGCCGGGCATGGCCGCCTGTTGGCCGCGAGAAAACTCGGTCTGACGGAGGTTCCGGTCATCCGTCTGGAGCACCTGACCGACGCACAGGCTCGTGCCTTCCGCATTGCTGACAACCAGATCGCCGTCAATGCCGGTTGGGACGACGCGACGCTGTCGGCGGAACTGGCCCGCCTCAAGGAGGACGGCGTCGACCTCGAGCTGCTCGGCTTCCCCGAGAGCGAACTCGATCGCCTGCTCGACGGGCTGGGCGGACAGTCGGGAGTGTCCGGCGATGAAGATGATGTTCCCGAGCCACCGGTCGACCCGGTCACACGGCCAGGCGATCTGTGGATTCTCGGCGACCACCGGCTGCTCTGCGGCGATGCCACGGTCGCGACCGATGTCGAGCGGTTGCTCGGCGGCGCCGTTCCTCACTTGATGGTCACCGACCCGCCGTATGGCGTCGATTACGATCCAGCCTGGCGGAACGAGGCCGGCGTCTCGGCGACCACGCGCACCGGGACGGTGAGCAATGACGACCGTGCCGACTGGCGCAAGGCGTGGGCTCTATTTCCCGGCGACGTCGCCTATGTCTGGCATGCGGGCGTCCATGCCCGCACTGTCGCCGAGAGTCTGGAAGCGGCAGGGTTTCCGGTCCGCTCGCAGATCATTTGGGCGAAGCCGCGATTCGTCCTTGGCCGTGGCGACTACCATTGGCAGCACGAGCCGTGCTTCTACGCCGTCCGCAAGGGCGCGACCGGGCATTGGCAAGGCGCACGCGACCAGTCGACGCTATGGACGATCGGCGCCACCGGCGACGAGGACGAGGCAACGGTCCACGGCACGCAGAAGCCGGTCGAGTGTATGCGCCGGCCAATCGTCAACAACAGCGCCAAGGGTGAAGCTGTCTACGAGCCCTTCGCCGGCAGCGGCACTACGATCATCGCGGCCGAGACGGTCGGGCGTCGGTGCGTCGCCGTGGAGATCGACCCTCGCTATTGCGATGTGGCCGTCGATCGGTGGCAGAAATTCACGGGCGGCACGGCGGTACTCGAAGGCGACGGATTGGCATTCGGCGAGGCGACGGCGGCGCGAGCTGCCTAATCAGCCGCGTTCGAGATATCGCGTCGCCGTGTCGACGCTCGGCGGAATGCCGAGCCGGCGCTCGATGATCTCGCGGACCACATAGTAGAAGCGGCGATCCTCCGAGTCGCGCTCGGGATCGCGGCAGATACCGTAGACGATCGACCAGGCTTCCGGGCCGTGCCGCGCGATCAGGGCTTCGGCGCGAAGGTTGGCGCGTCGCTTGGTCTCAGCCTGCCTTTTCAGAAACGCGAACATCGGCTCGCTCAGCGGCTTCGGTACAGGCCGCCAACACGGCATGCACATGCACGACTGTCGACCGAACAGGCAATCCCGAACCATGTCGCTGCTAGAGGCTTTCGCGAATGTCGCTGCCGGGTACGTCATGGCTGTGGTGACTCAGGCGATCGTCTTCCCGTTGTTCGGCCTGTGGATGTCGATCGGCGTGACGCTGGAGATCGGGGCGATCTTCACGGCGGTCTCGATTGTGCGGAGCTTTGCCCTGCGGCGCCTCTTCGAGACGCTCCGCATTCGCCACGCCGAACGAGAAACCGCCGCCCGGTTAAGGGCGGCGGATGATCGTACGTCGGAAGTCGACTAGCCAGCGATGCGGTAGACCCGGCCACGGCCCTCGATCTTCTCGGAGGTAACGTCGAGCCCGAGCTTCTTCTTCAGCGCCCCGGCAATGGCGCCGCGCACCGTGTGCGGCTGCCAGCCGAAGGCCTTGACGATTTCCTCGATGCTGGCGCCCTTCGTGGTCTTGAGCATCGAGATCAGTTGCGCCTGCTTGCTGTCGGAGCGGGTGCGGCTAGGCTTGTCCTTCTTCGCCTTCGCGCCCTTTGCCGCTCGGCTCCGCTTTGGCTTGGGCTCCGATGGCGGCGCGGCGGTATTGGTCGCCGCTCCGTCGTCCTGCTCGACGCCGAGGGCCTTGTAGGCAGCGGGAGTGGCATAGAGCGTCAGATTCCGCTCCTCGTCGTCCTGCCGCCAGACCGTTTCGTCGCGCTTGGCGCGGACTTCTTTGATCAGGCCCTTTGTGAGCAGGCTGGTCAGCACCTTGGCGAGGGCCCCGCCGTTAAGCTTGGTGGTGACGGGGTAGACGGCACCGTCGAGACGCTCGCAGGCCTTGCCAAGGATGACGAGTTGGGAATCGGAAAGCTTGGTCATGGGAATCTCCTTCAGGGTTAGGAAGGCCCGCGACCATCGCGCGCCTTCTACGACCCCAAGCCCCGACTGCCAGTCGGGGCGGAGGGTCTTCCCGGAAGGTCAGGCGGCGTGCTCGCCCTCCTTGAAAGCGGCATCGGAGATCCTGCGGAGCAGATCGGCATAGGATCGAAGCGTGCCGACATGGCCCCAATGAACCTCGTCGGGATGGACGTTGAAGTGGTCCGCGCTGAGCGCCGCGAGACGTTCGAGCATGTCGTCGATCTCGATCTTCTTCGCGATGAAGGCGTCGAGGGCTTTGCTGTTGTCGGGGCGGTTTGGCATCGGGATCACCATCGGTTTCGGTGTCCCATAGATGCGCTGCGCTGGCCCGGAGCCAAGCGCGAACCTGAGCAATCCGATTGCTTTCTTAAGCCCTAAATCGCCATGGGATTGTCCGTCCGCGCCTATGCCAAAGCCCGCGGCGTCAGCCACGTTGCCGTACTCAAGGCTGCCAAGGCGGGGCGCATCACGCTTGAGCCGGATGGCACCGTCGATCCGGCCAACGCCGACGCTTCATGGGAGCGTTCGACCGATCCCGGCCGCGCGAAGCAGGCCAAAGCGAAGCCGCCCGCAAAACTGAAGCCTGTCGCCGAAGCCGCAATGGGGTCCGTCCGCGAGACGCTGAAGGAACAGGGCCTGCCTTCGGGTGGCAACGTCACCTTCGTCCAGGCACGCACGGCCCACGAGATCGCCAAGGCGCATCTGGCGCGGCTTCGCCTGCAGCGCATGAAGGGCGAACTGGTCGATCGTGCGAGGGCGACGGCGCTGGTCTTTCGGCTGGCCCGCGAAGAGCGCGACGGCTGGGTCAATTGGCCGGCACGGGTCGCGGCCCTGATGGCGGCGGAACTCGGCGTGGAGGCGCATCCGATGCAGAAGATTCTGGAGACGCATGTCCGCGCTCACCTCGCCGAGCTTGCCGAGGTCCGACCCGAGTTTCGCTGATCTATTCGCCTTCGAGGGCGCCGAGGAGCTGTCGGGGTCGTGGCGCGACGGACTGACGCCCGATCCGACGCTGACGGTTTCGGAGTGGGCCGATCGCCACCGAATCCTCAGCCCGCGGGCTTCCGCCGAGCCGGGGCGCTACCGGACCGACCGCACGCCCTACATGCGCGCGATCATGGACGCGCTGTCGCCGGCAAATGCAGCGCGGCGGGTCGTGTTCATGAAGGCAGCGCAGGTTGGTGCCACCGAGGCCGGCAACAACTGGATCGGCTACGTCATCCATCATGCTCCCGGACCGATGCTCTCGGTCCAGCCTACCGTCGAACTCGCCAAGCGCTTCTCGCGCCAACGCATCGATCCGCTGATTGCTGAGAGCCCGGCGCTCCGCGATCGGGTCAAGCCGGCCCGCTCGCGCGACGCTGGCAACACCATGCTGTCGAAGGAGTTTCCGGCAGGGCTCCTGGTCATCACCGGGGCCAACAGTGCGGTCGGCCTTCGCTCGATGCCGGCGCGCTATCTCTTTCTGGATGAGGTTGACGCGTATCCGCCCTCGGCCGACGAGGAAGGCGATCCGGTTGCGCTCGCCGAGGCACGGACCCGTACCTTCTCGTGGCGGTCGAAGGTCTTTCTGGCGTCGACCCCGACGATCCACGGCATCTCGCGCATCGAGCGCGAATACGAGGCGTCCGACCAGCGCCGCTTCTTCGTCGCTTGTCCGCATTGCGATCATCGCCAGTGGCTCCGCTTCGAGCGGCTCCGCTGGGACAAAGACAAGCCCGAGACGGCGCATTACCTTTGCGAGGGCTGCGAGGGTGCGATCGAGGAGCACCGCAAGACGGCATTGCTTCAGGCCGGCGAGTGGCGTGCGACCGCTCTGGCAGGAGACAGCGGCACCATCGGCTTCCACCTTTCGGCACTCTATTCGCCGGTCGGCTGGTTCTCGTGGACCGAGATTGCCCGGATGTGGGAAGCCGCAACTACCGACGAGGCCAAGCGCAGCTTCAAAAACGGCGTCCTCGGCGAGACGTGGATCGAGACGGGCGAAGCGCCGGACTGGCAGCGCCTCTATGAGCGAAGGGAAGATTGGCTGGTTGGCACCGTTCCGAGCGGTGGGCTGTTCCTGACGGCCGGCGCCGACGTTCAGAAGGACCGGATCGAAGTCTCGGTCTGGGCGTGGGGTCGCGGCCTCGAAAGCTGGCTCGTCGATCATGTCGTCATTGATGGCGGCCCCGAGCACGCGGAAACGTGGAACCAACTCTCGGGAATTTTCGATCGGACGTGGCCGCATGCCCATGGTGCGCGGCTCGGTCTCGCCAAGCTCGGCATCGATACCGGCTACGAGGCGCCCGCGGTCTATGCGTGGGCACGTGCCGCCGGCTTCGCGCAGGTGGCGCCGGTCAAGGGTGTCGAAGGCTTCAATCGCGCTGCGCCGATCACCGGGCCAAGCTACGTCGATGCGACCGAGAGCGGCCGGAAGGTCCGTCGCGGGGCGCGGCTCTGGACGGTCGCGGTCGCCACCTTCAAGAGCGAGACCTATCGCTTCCTGCGGCTGGTGCGACCGACCGACGACGAGATCGCCGGGGGTGCCCGCAATCCGGCCGGCTACATCCATCTGCCACACGGCTCCGAGGCCGAGTGGATCAAGCAGCTCGTCGCCGAGCAGTTGGTGACGGTCAAGACGCGGCGCGGCTTCCACCGCCTCGAATGGCAGAAGCTCCGCGAACGGAACGAAGTCCTCGACTGCCGGGTCTACGCCCGCGCCGCTGCCTGGATCGTCGGCGCCGATCGCTGGGCCGATGAGAAGTGGCGGGATTTGGAAGATCAGGTCGGGCCGCAGCCTGACGATGCAACGCGAGCGCAGCACAGCGACACGGTAGTGCCGGCCGGCGTGCTTGCGCGAGTCCCGGTGGAAGGCGGCAAGCGCCGCTCCGATTGGCTGACCGTCGACAAGGGATGGCTGAAGTGACCTGGAGCAATGTCGAACTCGAGGCGCTGAGGCGCGCCTACGCCTCCGGGACGCTCCGCGTCAGCTATGAGGGGAAGAGCGTCGAATACGGCTCCGCCGACGACCTTCTGAAGCGCATCCGGACGATCGAACGCGAGATGGCGGCGGCGACGCCTTCGCCGCTGCCGCTTGCCGGCTTCGCCGGGTTCTCGCGCGGCGACAGCTGATGGCGGACGCGAACTGGCTCGACCGGGCGATCGGCACGGTCGCGCCGCGAGCCGGGCTGCGCCGTGTCCTCGCGCGACAAAGCTTCGCGGCTCTGACCCGCAACTACGACGGCGCGGCCAAGGGCCGTCGCACCGATGGTTGGCGCGTGGCAGGGACCTCGGCGGATGCCGAGATCGCAGTTGCCGGCGGCCTTCTCCGGGATCGCATGCGTGATCTCGTCCGCAACAATCCACATGCCGCCAAGGCGGTCTCGGCGCTGGTCAACAACATCGTCGGTGCGGGGATCATCCCGCGCGCCGCGACTGGTGACGATCGGCTCGACGCGGAGGTGAACAAGCTTTGGGAGAACTGGTCCACCCGCTGCGATGCTGACGGGCAGTTGGACTTCTTCGGGCTGCAGACTCTCGCCTGCCGGCAGATGATCGAGGCGGGGGAAGTGTTGCTTCGCCGCCGGCCACGGCGTCCGGGCGATGGGCTGGACGTGCCGCTGCAGGTTCAGCTCCTCGAGGCCGACATGCTGGACGCCGCTAGGAACGGCGATCTCGCCGACGGCGGCCGGATCGTCCAGGGAATTGAGTTTGACGCGATCGGCCGGCGCCGGGCGTACTGGCTGCACGCGCAGCATCCGGGGAACGCCGTAATCTCTTCGCGGCTGCGGTTCGACAGCCTGGCGGTGCCCGCGTCCGACATCTTGCATCTTTACGAGAAGCAGCGGGCGCAGGTCCGTGGCGTCCCCTGGGGTACGCCGGTTATGCGGGCGCTCCGCGATCTCGACGACTGGACCCAAGCCGAACTGGTCCGCAAGAAGACCGAAGCCTGCGTCGTCGGAATCGTCCTTGGCGCCGACGAGGCCGAGCAGGGCGTCGCGCCCTCGGTGGTCGATGCCGATGGCAACCGTGTGGAGCAATTTGAGCCCGGGCTCATTGCCTATGCCCGCGGCGGCAAGGACATCAAATTCAACCAGCCGGCAACGACAGCCGGCGTCGCAGAGTGGCTGCGGGCGCAACTGCACATCGTCGCGGCGGGCTTCCGCCTGCCTTACGAACTGCTGACCGGCGACCTCAGTCAGGTCAACTATTCCTCGATCCGGGCCGGTCTCGTCGAGTTCCGCCGGCTGATCGATGCGGTGCAGTGGCAGATCTTCGTTCCCGTGTTCTGCCAGCCGGTATGGGACTGGTTCACTGCGCAAGCGTGGGCAGCTGGGCGGCTTCGCTCGCCGACGGTGCCGGTTCAATGGTCGCCGCCAAGGTTCGAGGCCGTCGATCCGCTGAAGGACGCGATGGCCGATCTTCTCGCAATGCGGTCCGGCACGATGACTCTGGCGCAGGCTATCGCCCGCCAAGGCCACAACCCCGACGCCGTCCTGGCCGAGATCGCCGCCATGAACGCCAAGCTCGATGCCTTCGGACTAGTCCTCGACAGCGACCCGCGCAAAGTCACCAAGACCGGCGTGATGCAGGCGGAGACGTTCGCCGAGCCGGACAAGAGCGCCGCTCAGTAGCGCCCCTCGAATGCGAACCGAACGTCGTTGTGGCGTTCGAGCGCAAGCCCCAAGACCCACTGGCTCTCGGCAATCAGCTTCTCGTTGCGGTGGGGATCGGAGTAGTCCGCGTCCGGATCTCCGGACTTGCCGCCGTGAAAGAGATTGTTTCGGACCATGCAGACCGCTTCGAGCAGTTGTTGCGTGTTCTTCGGCCTTTCCATGGAATCGAACGATAGGCTCTTGTTCCGCGACATCTGTCGCTTTGGAGGTTTCTCCAACAGAGTGTCGGCCTTCCCTGAGCGCTGGACGTCGTCAAAGAAGTCTTTCGTTAGGGCTCCCGCAAACGCGTTCCAATTGGCGAGTGCTCTGCCGTCTTGATCCGGCAGGAAGCCTGACTCCTTCAGCGCAAATTCGAAGCGCGAGAAGATCTTGAAGAACTTCTCGGCGCCTGGTGGCAGCTCTTCGGTCTTTCCAAAGTCAACACTCATCTCGGACCACCGTGACCGCCGCCTAAAATCGCCCGCAGAATAAGCCACGGAAATCCGATGCACGATACGATGGACTTGCCTGCCCTCAGGCGCGCCGCAGACCTATTGCCATCCACCCTGGACGACGCCGATCGCTCGATCGACGTGGTCTGGTCGACCGGCGCGCGGGTGCGGCGCCAGCCCTTCTTCGGCGAGCCCTTCGACGAAGAGCTGAGCATGGACCCGGGCCATGTCCGCCTCGAACGGCTGAACGGCGGAGCCCCGCTCCTCAAGGTCCATGACCGTTTCGCGCTCGAATCCGTGATCGGCTCGGTCGTGCCGGGAACGGCGCGGATCGAAAACGGTCGAGGCGTCGCCCGTGTCCGCTTCAGTGACCGCGAGGATGTGGCGCCGATCTGGACCGACATCCGGGACGGGCACATCCGCGCGGTGTCGATCGGCTACCAGGTCCAGCGCTACGAAATCTCGAAGCCCGCCAACAGTCCCGAACTGTGGCGGGCGGTCGACTGGACTCCCTTCGAAATCTCCGCGGTCCCGGTCGGGGCCGATCCGGCGGCCGGCTTCCGCTCGGTTGATCCCGTCATGCCCTGCGTCGTCACCCGGGACGATGCGCCCAACGTAAGGAACCTATCCATGGAAAAGACCGACAACGCGCCGGCCGCGCCGGCAACGGAGGTCGTGGACGAGGCGCTGCCCGTGCCTCCTGCCAAGGAAGCCAGCGGCGGCAAGCGCACGCGATCAGCAGAACGTACTGCGGAGCCTGCGCCCCCCGAGACCGAGAGTCGCCAACAGCAGCAGGCCGCCGAGACGGAAGCGCTAGTCGCCCGTACGCAGGAGGCCGAGCGCGCCCGCGTCGGCACGATCTACGACCTCGCCGCCCGCCTCGGACTGGAGCGGACGATGGCCGAAGACCTCGTGTCTCGCGGAGTCGGTATCGACGAGGCCCGCCGGGTCATCCTCGACAAGGTCGCCGAGAACTCCGAGCGGACGCGGACCTTCCCGCACGTTTCGGTGCCCCTCGGTGGTCGTGACGAGCGTGTCACCCGCCGCGATGCCGTGGCAAACGCGCTGCTCCATCGCTACAGCCCGACACTCTTCCAGCTCTCCGAACCGGCCCGCGAATATCGCGGCATGACACTTCTGGAGCTTGCCCGCGAGTTCCTGGGGTCGGCCGGCGTCAATGTCCGCGGCTTCTCGCGCGACGAGATCGCTACCCGGGCGCTGCACTCGACCTCGGATTTCCCGGAGGTGCTGTCCGCGGTCACCAACAAGACTCTGCGTCAGGCCTACGAGGTCTATCCGCGCACCTTCGTGCCGTTCTGCCGGCAGGTGCTCGCCACCGACTTCAAGGCGATGAACCGGGTCCAGATCGGCGAAGCGCCGCAGCTCCTCAAGGTCAATGAAAGCGGTGAGTTCAAGCGCGGCACGATCGCGGAATCCAAGGAGAGCTACCGGATCGAGACCTATGGCCGGGTGGTCGGCGTGACCCGTCAGGTGCTGATCAATGATGACCTCGACGCCTTCACCCGCATCCCGGCCATGTACGGCACGGCCATCGCGACGCTGGAGAGCGATGTGGTCTGGGCGATCATCACCGCCAACTCGGCGATGGCCGACGGGGTAGCGCTCTTCCACGCCACCCACAAGAACCTCGCCGGCACCGGCGCGGCCCTGAGCGTCACCAGCGTCGGTGAAGGCCGCGCTTCGATGGCCAAGCAGACCGGCCTCGACAAAAAGACGGTGCTCAACATTCGCCCCGCCTATCTGGTCGTCCCGGCGTCCCTCGAACTCGCCGCCGAGCAACTGATCGCCCAGAACCTCGTCCCGGCCAAAACCGGCGACGTGGTGCCGCAATCGATCCGGACGCTGACGCCGATCTCCGAGCCCCGGCTCGATGCGGTCAGCCTGACGGCGTGGTACCTCGCGGCAAGCCCCGCCCAGATCGACACGGTCGAATTTGCTTACCTCGAAGGCCAGCAGGGCGCTTACATCGAGACCCGCAACGGCTTCGATGTCGACGGCGTCGAGATCAAGTGCCGGCTCGACTTCGGGGCGAAGGCGATCGACTGGCGCGGGCTCTACAAGAACGCCGGCGCATAGCGCCTCATCATCTTCCACGGTCTGACGAGAAGGGCGGCATTTGCCGCCCTTCGTCGTTTTCTAGAAGGACATCCACCCATGAAGAACTACATCCAGCCCGGCAACACCATCACGCTCACCGCGCCCTACGACGTGAACTCGGGCGACGGTCTCCTGATCGGTTCCATCTTCGGCGTCGCCACTGGCGCGGCGGTCAGCGGTGCTGCCATCGAGGCAGCGCTCGTCGGCGTCTTTGACCTGACCAAGGTCGGCTCGCAAGCCTGGTCACCCGGCGACCGCGTCTATTGGGATAACACCGCCAAGCAGACGACCAAGACCGCGTCCGGGAACACGCTGATCGGCACGGCCACCGATGCGGTCGGCAACGGTGCCGGCGAGACCATCGGCCGGGTCCGGCTGAACGGCAGCTTCTGAGCCTTGTCAGCCTTTCCAGCCGCCGTCGATGCCATCTTCGCCGACAGCAACATTGGCGAGGACGCGATCTGGCGGACGGGCGGGATCGGCGCCGGCATCCCGGTTCGTGTCATCCGCAAGTCTCCAGACAAGATCCTCGGGTTTGGCGACAGCCGGGCGGTGATGCCTTCGGTCCTAATTGATGTGCGGACAGCTGAGGTCGCGGAGCCGGCGGTGGGCGATACTATTGAGATCGCCAGCGCCGTTTTCGACATCATCGCCGATCCGACCGGCGACACGCTGCGGCTGGCCTGGACCTGCGAAGTGTCGCTGCGGCCCTGATCCAGTGCGCTTTGACTTCAAGGCCGACGATGTCGGCGCCGTGCTGGAGGGCGCGGTGACCGATGTGGAGCGCGCTGTCACAGCGGCTATGGACGAGGTGACGAGCGGGTTGAAGGCGGAGCTCCGCGAACAGGTCACCGGCTCGGGTCTCGGCGGGCGCCTCGCAAATACATGGCGCGGCAAGCGCTATCCGGTCTCCGGTCTCAGCGCGGATGCCGCCGCCTTCGTCTGGTCGCGAGCGCCGAACATCATCGACGCCTTCGAGCGCGGCGTGACCATCCGATCTAAGCGGGGACTCTGGCTTGCCATTCCGACGCCTGCAGCCGGCGCCACCGGGCTTGATGCTTCGGGCACACGGAAGCGCGTGACGCCGGGCGGCTGGGAGCGGCGGACCGGCATGCGGCTCCGCTTCGTCTACCGCCGCGGCGCGCCGTCACTGCTGGTCGCCGACGATGCCCGACTCGGCAAATCGGGGTTGGCACGGTCGCGTGTCAGGAAAGCGAAGGCTGGCAATTCCTACGTGCCGCTCGCCGGCCGGCAGACCATCGTCGTGTTCATTCTGGTGCCGCAGGTGACGCTGCGGAAGCGCCTCGACGTTGAAGGCGCCGGCGAACGCTGGGCGGAGCGCGTCCCCGGCCTCATCGCACAGCACTGGACATGATCGATGACAAGCCGGCGGGAAGAAGTGCTGAACGCGGTCAAGGCGCTGATCGCGGCCGCGTTGCCCGGCGCGAAGGTCGAGCGTAACGCGGCGAAGCCCGAGCGTATCCCGGCTGGCGGGCTGGTGATCGTCCGTGATGGCGATCCCGGCGATCCGGAGGTCACTCTGTCGCCGCTCACGTACATCTACACCCACCGAATCCCGGTCGAGATTGCGGTTCTCGCTGCGGCCCCGCTGACGCGCGAGCAGACACTCGACGCGGCGTTGGTGGCGATCGGCGAAGCCGTCGAGGCTGATCGTACCGTCGGCGGGCTCTGCGACTTTCTCGAACCGGAAGCTCCGTCGACCGACGACCTCGAGGCGACCGGCACGGTCGCCGGCCGCTGGGTCGATGCCGTCATTCTT